GCAAACGATTAATTTAAATCGTTGGTAAGAATTGCTAAAAAATTAACTTTTCTTTGTACCACCGAAGGTTACACGAGTCTGTCTATCACTATTGATAGGCATACTTGGATGCTGCTCCTTCATAAGATCATTATCAATCGCGTTATTTCTATCTTGAAGTTGTTTTTCAAAATACTCCTTGCGCGCTTCTACAATCTCTTCTGGTATCCTTGCTAGCAGTAGGCCGCCAACTCCGATCACTCCCTTGTATTTACCAGTATTAACAGTTGGATAATCTATATCAGAATATTCATCGGATCTAACCAATTCAAAACCTGATCGTAGTTTAGCTGACATATTTGATGTGTCGTCAAAACCCATCGTTTCAGCTCTTATCCACCTATGTTTAAATCCATCTGGTGCGGGTGGTGCATCTAAAGATGATGGTGGAGTCCAAACTCTTTTTTGTTCTTTAACTTTTGTCTGGCTCGCACGGGAGTCTATTTTTTTATCGTTTATCATATGCTTATCTCTCCTTCGTGATGTTTAATTGTTTCGCATAAAGTTCTAGTGGCACACCTAATTTTTTAGCAATTGTTACTTGAGACGGTGTGAGCCTCACTGTTTTGCGACTATTATTAACACTTCGCGTAGCTGACGCTACAGTTTGTGTAGGTTTAGTCGATTCCCTAGTTTCGGTTTTACCAAATTTATGCGGGAAGTCAAGTCTCATTCTTTTATCTACTTCAGCATAATATTCGTCTGAAGCAGGATCAAACCCTTCTTCCTTGGTTAGTTTTTCATGTAAATCAAAAGCAGTGTACGTCATAGCACTATCTTGACCAAACCAAGTGTTTTTGTCAGCCCATTCTTCGGCTCTTGGATCTGGTGCAGCTTGTGTTGGTGCTATAGATTCTTCTAATGTTTTTACAGGTTGTTGTACTTGTTTCATCTCCGCTGCCACTCTTTGTCTCATTCCAGCAACTCTTGATTCTTCAACACCTAATTTACCTATTTCTTTTTGTGCTTCAACTTCAGATTTAATATCTCCAGCTTCTCTTGCAGCAACTAATTTTGCTTGTGCTGCTTGTAAACCAGATACAACTCTACCTTCCATTGCATTAACATAACTAGGTTCTAGATTAGATACTTTTGTTTTTAGTTTAGAATGTTCATCTTGCACACCTTTGGCATATTCTAAAGCAGCTTCTCTTTGTCTTTCTGCTTCTCGCCATTTTTTAGTAAGTTTTGCAATTCTTTTTTGAACGCCATCACTATATTGTTCTAGTTCTTCTTTTTTAGTTTCTTCTTTTTTCTCTGCAACTGGTTCTTTGTCGTCCTCGCCAACTCGAATATCCAACTGCTCATCAGATTTCGAAAGTGTACCATCGGACTTATTATCGTTGTTAATAGTTTCATTATTTTCATTCTCCTTTGTTTCTTCTATGTTAACTTCTATTTCAGGTCCTGAATTATCTATGTCGACCATTTCTTCTATTTTTTTATTTTCTTCTGGCATAGTTATCTCCTTCTATGATTAATATTGATGAAATATATCTTCGGGGTTATTAACGGTTGCTAAAATTTCATCGTCATTTAGCAGTCTTACTTCCCCTCCGTCTATCTGTATTCTTGATCCTGCATATCTAGCAAAGATAATCCAATCACCCTTCTTGCACCACGGGCCTTCGGGATATCTTTCTTTATCATAGCAATGTGGACCCATTGCTAAAACCAAACCGCAATTAGATGCAATTTGAGATTTCTCAATAGTGTCGTCTGCTAATATAATACCACCTTTAGTTTTTTCTTTTTGTTTAAAAGGTAGAACTAAAATTCTCCATCCAGTAGGATTAGGTAATTTAGTTAATTCAGCATTAGCTAAATCTTTTTCTTTAGGTTTGTTTTTTTTATCTTCTTTATATTTTTCTTCCAATGCAAACTTATGCTTTGGGACTTCTTGAGTTGAGGTCGATGACTGTTCCTTGTTCATTTTTTTGCTCCTTGTTATCTAGCAGGTTAGAGATTTCCTGTAACATTATTTGATACGTTCTAGCTTGACCTAACATATACTGATATTTTTCCATGTTGTCAACGCCACCACTTATCAAGATGTCACCTACTTTTTGTAGATTTTCTCTCATTGTTTTTTGTATTTTTGATAGTATTGTTAATCCGTCTTCCATTACATTTCCTTTCTTTCTATTCTAAAATCTTCCAATGCTTTTAATTTTTCTTCAGCACTAGCAATCTTTTCGAATTGTTTGTCTAGTTCATCAATATGTTGTGGGTGTTCCCCAATACCTACTGAATTTTCTAAATATATTTTTATTGTTGCGTGCGCTTCAGCAATATGTGCTTCGTATCTAGCTTCTAACGCGTCTAATATAGCTGTTCTCATTTAACATTTCCATCTTCTCCGTGCCTGTCTTATTCGTGAGTTAGGATCATTTTGAGTTTTTGCTGATGACTTTTTTAATTGTCCTAGTGATCTAGCGCAGTATGACTTCCTACGATTAGCAGCTTTTGATCCTGGCTTCACTTTTCCAGTTACGGCTGTTTTTAATTTACTTCCAGGATTTGCGGACCTGTAAGCTCTTACACCTTTTGCTGTCATTCCAGCTCCAGATTTTGTCGGTCTATAATTACCACCTGTACTGGTAGTTTTTCTTATAGAGTTTGCGGGCATTAAACCTTTTTAGCGGTCTTTGCTGCGTTTATAAAGTTTTGAGCAGTGGGTGCTCCTTTGGTTCCAACTTTTCTCATTTTTTCACCTGATCCCGCTGCAATTCTATCTTTTTTAGCTTTGATGTTTGCGTATAATCCACCGCCGCCAGCTTTTTTAACTCTGCCGCCACCCATTTTTAAAGTACGAGAATTTTTTATTTTAGAATTTATTTCTTTTGCTTCTTCCATCATGCCGCCACCCATTTTCTTGTTTCTTTTAACTGTGTCTGCTGCAGTTATACCAATAGTAAGGGGATTAAATTTTGAAATAGTTTTAGCTATTTTTATAGCTTTTTTATTAGTTGCTTTTTGACTTTCCATACCTGCTTTAGCTTGTTTCATTGAAATTTTGCTTTTAGCTTTTGGATTAGCACTTCCAGCTTTATACATAGGTCTCTTCATCATGCCGCCACCCATTTTTTTACTTCGGATAACTGCAAAATCTTCTCCAGAAATTTTTCCGTCATTGTTTCCCATTTTATCAAGTTTAACTTGGCCGCCAACAAGGCTTCCTTTATTATAATATCTTCTCATTATGATTTCATAACCTTTCCATAACCTGAAGTTGCTAATCCACCACCACGATAATTAGTTCTACCGCCGTCAGCACCTACAAATCTTTTTATTTTTTTAGAAGTTTTACCAGATAGTTCTGGCATTTTTTTATTTGGTTTTTCACCCTTTAGAGCAGTAGAGAAAGACTTACCGTTGTACATGAAAGTTTTCTTACCTTCTTTTCTAGCTTTAGCGAATGCTTGTCCTCTAGAACTCACTGCTGATCCAGTTGCTTTATTGAAAACACCTTTAGCGCCACTATCTGCACCGCCGCCTTTGCCTTCTTTTCTTTTTGCTTCGGCTGCTGTGTTACTAGCTATTTTTTTAGCAACGTCTTTTTTTGTATTTGTAGAATATTCTAGTTTACCTTTAGTGGTATCATCTCTAGTAGATTTAAAAGTTTTTTTACCAGCATCTTTTGCTTTTTTAAACTGCTCACCAAAAGTAGGTACAATTTTTTTTCTAATTCTGCTTAAGAAACCTTCTTTTTTAGGTGCTTCTGTTTTTTCTGTTTTAGGTGTAGATTTTTTATTTCCGCCACCGAATCTTTTAGCCATTATTTTTTGCCTCCGTTGTTTCTAAAAATCTGTGTACCCTTTATACCAAATATACTAGCACATACAAGTACCCATAAATTAGTAAACCATTTAGGTAACGCTTGAAAATGCTCGAAGAACACCTTTATCTTCTCCATAGCCTGTGGATCGTCCGACCAGACCCCATATGCCAGGACCAAAATGGGCAATGTTAGTATTGCAAGAACTACTTCATCTTTATAGTCGTTTTGTCTAGCTTCAAGTAGCTTGCCGTTAAATTCTAACTCACCAGAGGCCATTTTAGATGCATGTTTTGATGCAGCATCAGCCATTAACATTTTAGTCTCTTGTTTCTTCTTGTAAATATGGGTTCCAGCATTTAAAGCTAGTTTAAGTGCACCAAACCACATTACGCACCCACCTTTTTCATAGCTTTGATGTGTGATTTTTTAAAGTTCACACCTTTTTTCATATCTTTTTTCATTTGCGCCATATGTTTTGCCGTATGGTGTATTTTATGTTTCGTTAAAGTCTTTTTTTCTTTTTTATTGATCATTTACTTTTCCTGTTTTAGTGCATTGTTTAATATAATTTTCTCAATAGATGTATCTGCACGTAAATGTGCCAATTCTTCGTTTTGATCTAGTTTCTCATCAACGTTGCCTTGGTTCATCATAGCTTTCATCTTATCTAGATTCATTTTCTCTTCACCTTCTTTTACTTTTCTAGAATTATCACTAGCTTTTAGATCTAACTCTCTTGCTTTTAGTTTTGCAATAGGATCGTTACCGAAATCACCTGTAACTTCTTGTTCTTCCTTCATAAACTCTTCCATCATCTCTGCAATCAACACAGCTTTTCTAGCTTCTATTTTTTGTTGCATCATTTGAACTTGGTTTTGTAAATTAGGGTTCTGTTGCATTGCTTGTGGGTTCTGCATCATCTGCATCATTTGTTGTAGTTGCATTAACTCATCTCTAAACTCTAATTCAATCTGTTCTTGACCCATTAAACTAATATGCTCTAGACAATTTTTTTGTATGGCAGCAGATATAGGTGGTGAATTTCTGACCATGTTAGTTCCCATAAAGTTTAAGTGAGCCGTGATATGTGCTCTATGATCTTGACCAGGAAATGCTTGGAAATTTTTTGCAGCCAATGCATCTATGTGTTCTAGTGCAGGATCTTTTGGCATCGGTGCTTCTGGTTTAATTAATATTAGATCAATATCTTTTACCCCTAATGCTTCATACATATTTCTATACACTTCATATTGATTATGAATTGCTGGGTTTGAGGCAGCCAGTTGCATCTCCGTTTGGGCGAGGGATATTCTTTGGGTCTGACTAAAGATGTTAGGATCTGCAACTGGAATAATGTCAACACGATCATCGAAATCAGTTTGCATGATTTCTTTTTGACCGCCTACAACATCATAAGGGTAAACTGGTGGCATGTATAATTTAAATACTCTTGCCATTAAATTGAATTCTCTTTTCATTGATGCATACAATCTTTTATGAATTGCAGACATGGTTCGTGAGCCACGTTCAAGCATAGCAACTGTCGTGCCCACTGCTGCTTGCTGATTCCCGTCTCCTACTTGCAGATCGGCAATCGATGCAAATCGTTGCCCTGCTTGTACCACGACACCCATAAGTTGTAATAAAGTTTGTGACGGTTCTTTGAATGGTAATGGCATGAAGGCATCTCTTAAATTTCCACCTGGAGCATCAACATCTCTAAACTCTCCTGGTTGAATTGGTTGACCTTCATCACGCATCTTGATACCACGCATCTTAAATCCTGCAGGTAAATTAGATAACGTTCCCGCATCCAATAATGATCTTAAGGCAACTGTGGCAGTTCTTGATAGTCCACCAATCATATGAATTAAACCAAAGCCATAAAACCCTAGACCAGGTAAAAATTTAAAGTGGACAAAATAATCTATTTTACTTTTCTTCTTATCACCGATTTCGTAGTTTCTTCTAATCGATAAGACTTCTCTTGAGGCTTCATCTATGGTGACGATATAGGGTAATTTAATTCCTGTAGGTTCACCGTCTTCTCCAGCATCTTCAAAACCTTCAAGATCTAAATTAACGTGACACTCAAATAAGGTAAACATGTTTTGACTTCGACCTTTACTAACACCACCTAACTCACGTTCTCTTTTTTCAGATTCAGATTCATGCTCGGAGCCTGGTGTAATTTCTACGTCTCTATAGAATCCACCGACTTGTTGTTTTCTTAATTCGTTCTCTGACATTTTAACAACGTGAATAATTGATTCTGCATCATCTAATGATGTTGCTGTGTACGGCACAACTAAATCATCTGCGGGTACAAATTTTGAAACCGTTCGTTCCATAACTTCATCGTAGTAAACTTTTTTAAAAGCTGAACCTGATAGGGGTAAGTAAAATAACATTTGGTCAAACTCTGCTTCATACTCTTTCATCTCATTCATGATTTGATAATTCATGTAATCTTTTACTCTTTGAGATTGAGCTTCTTTTTCTGCTGTCGGTATACCAACCATCTGTGTTCTAACAGGACCGCCTGATGGTAATAATTCTTTATAAGCTAGTGATTGAAATTGAGTAATGGCTTCGGCGAGAACTGGGTGGGTTGCACCACTTGCACCTTTGAATGGTTGTGTTGATTCTTCGTACTTGAATCCTAAAAGATCTAAACCTTTAACGTAAGATTGTTCCCAATCTTTTCTAGAAGATTTGTAGTCCATGTAATTTTCAGACATCTCATGACCCAATGGATCTAATACATCGTCTGGTAATAATTCTGCTAGGTTCGCGAAGTGACCTTCGTCTTGACCTGGATTCACGGATCCTGGTTCAAAATTAATGTCTACCGAACCATCTTCGTTTTCTTGAACATCAGGAGAACCATCGCCTTGCGATTCTAAATCTTCTTGTTCCGCAACTTCAATGTCATCGGGACTTGGTATGTTTACCGTTTGCTCAACGTTTGGAAGAGCCTTGTCTATTTCTGCCAT